TACATTTATGATTCACTCAGACAAAATCTTGACGATTACCGAACCCAATAGTAAACTGAAGGACAAGTACGAGAGCCTGGTGAAGGAATGAGGGTGCCTATTATATCAAACTTCGCGATAAAAGTCAAGCCCCTCGAAGGGCCCTTCTAGCCTTACTGTTAGGGCCCTTATCGCCCTTCATCCAGGAGTAATCCTGCCCCTTGCGCTTACCTTCTGCGTATGCTCTTTTTAGAGACTCGCTTCTTTTGCGATTGCTTTCAGCAGAATGGATATTCGTTTTACCTTTTCGGTGAGACGGTTTGCCCTTTTTAGCAGCAGACATTTTCCTTTTAGTTTCTTCAGTATGACTGAAACCAGTGATTCCCTGTCCTCCTTTATCGCAGTTGTATCCCTCTTTGTAAGTGTTGTATAACTCGATATAATGCTGCTCTCTTTCGTCTAAAAGGTCAGTCTCTTCAAGTGTGACGATTTTGAAAGTGTCCCTTGAATACTTTCGCAGAGCGTGGTATAATGGAGTCTCTACTCCCTTCTTTGCCTGTTGAAAGTGCTGATACACTCTTTGTGAAAGGCGTTGTTTAGTCTGCCCTACATATTTCTTTTGATTAAGAGTATTTTCAATCAAATAGATATAACCCATACTATTTCTCCCCTTTTATTATTTATGTCACTTAAGTTTTACACGAACATTCAATTGGTTGGAAATAATGTTCTCGTCCGTGGTTATGAAAATGGTAAGAGTGTTATGTTCAAAGATGAGTTTCAACCAACTCTCTTTGTTAACTCCAACCGAGAGTCAAAGTATAAAACTCTAGAAGGAGATAATCTAGAACCTATTGTTCCAGGTTCTATTCGTGATTGTAGAGAGTTCTACAAAAAGTACGAAGGTGTAGATAATTTCAAGATCTATGGTAATGATCGATATGCATTCCAGTATATCTCTGAAAAGTATCCAGAAGATGAGATCAAGTTTGATATCAGTAAAATTAATCTCATAACAATTGACATTGAGGTTAAGTCTGAAGAAGGATTCCCTGATCCAGATTCTTGTTCTGAAGAGATGTTAACCATCTCTGTTCAGGATTACACAACAAAAAGAATTACAACCTGGGGTAGAAAGGCATATACTCCATCCCAGAATAATGTAACTTATTATCACTATGAGAATGAGATTGACATGCTCAACTCATTCATTGCATGGTGGAATCGAAACCCACCAGAGATTGTAACTGGGTGGAACGTAAAACTGTATGATATTCCATATCTTTGTGGAAGAATCGATCGTATAATGGGTCTCAAGAAGTTGAAACTTCTTTCTCCTTGGGGTATCGTAAGTCAAGAATCTGTCTTTATCAAAGGTAGAGAGTTTAATACTTTCGATATTGCTGGAGTCACTACCCTAGATTATCTTGAACTGTATAAGAAGTTTACTTATAAGGCTCAGGAATCATATCGACTTGACTATATTGCAGAGGTAGAACTCGGTCAGAAAAAGTTGGACCACTCGGAGTTTGATACCTTTAAAGACTTCTACACAGGTAACTGGAAGAAGTTTGTAGACTATAACATCGTTGACGTGGAACTTGTTGACCGTATGGAAGACAAGATGAAACTGATTGAGTTGGCATTGACCATGGCATATGACGCCAAGGTGAACTATGTTGATGTGATGTTCCAAGTTCGTATGTGGGATACTATCATCTATAACTATCTCAAGAAGAGGGATATTGTTGTACCTCCTAGAGATAGAAGTGAGAAGGAGAAGAGGTACGAAGGTGCATATGTTAAGGAACCGATTCCGGGAAAGTATGATTATGTTGTAAGTTTCGATTTAAATTCTCTTTATCCACATTTAATTATGCAATATTCAATTTCACCAGAAACACTTGTTGAAAAGCACGAACTTAATAATCGTATTGCAGAATTGGAGAAAATGTTGTAGAATATCCACATCTTATAAATAATAATGTGTGGATACAATAAAATAAATGCAACCAAAATTCAACATAACTAAAGAACAACTACATCAACTTTATATTCTTGAAAATAAAAGTCGTAAAGAGTGTGCTGATTTTTTTGGATGCTCTGATCCTCTTATTAAACAAAAAATAAAAAAATATGGACTCCAAAAACCTAAACATTTGGAGAATAAAAATAAAGAAAGAAAGGAAACTCTTTATTGTGAAAATTGTGGTTCTCCATTTATTGTAAGCAGATTTAGAGCAATAAGTGAAAAATGGAAACTTCGTTTTTGTTCTCATTCTTGCTCTACTAAATTTAGATATTTGGGTAAAGATCATAAGAGGGCAGTTTTAAACTCTATTGCTGCTCGCAGAAGATGTAGGATAAGAGATGCTTTTGATGAAACTGCAAATCAACAAAAAATAAATAAGATTTATTGTGAAGCAAAACGATTAACAGAAGAAACTGGTATTCCTCACGAAGTGGACCACATAATTCCAATTTCAAAAGGAGGAAAGCATCACGAAGACAACTTGCAGATTATTACTATGAGTGAAAACCGCAAAAAGCATACTAAAATTATGGAGAATTGAAATGTGGAAAGATGTTCGTAAAATGTCCCGTGAGGAAATTGTAGAAGAACTTGAGGCACTTAAACAGGTAAGAGAACTTTCTAGTCAAGTGAATGTAGATAAACTTCTTAATCGAGAACTAGATTTAGAACCTTTGAAAAAAACTAATCTTACTATAACAGCAAACGGGGCACTCTATCATAGGGTGAAAGGTATGCTTCCAGAGTTAATGGATAAGATGTATAAGGAAAGAACAATCTTCAAAAAGAAAATGATTGTTGCTAAACAAGAATACGAAAAAAAACCATCTAAAACTCTAGAAAAAGAGATATCAAGATGTGATAACTTCCAGATGGCTCGTAAGATTGCATTGAACTCTTGCTATGGTGCTATTGGTAACCAATACTTCCGTTTCTTCAAACTTGCTAATGCAGAAGCCATTACACTTTCAGGACAAACTTCTATTCGATGGATTGAGAATAAAGTAAACGGGTATCTAAATAACCTATTGCAAACTCAAGACACCGATTATGTCATTGCATCTGACACTGACTCAATCTATATTAATTTTGGACCTATTGTTGATAAATTTCTTTATAGTAAGTCTGATAATAAGGTTGAGGTTGTGTCCATACTTAATAAGATCTGCGAAGAGAAGTTGGAACCTTTTATTGAGGAGTCTTACCAGGAACTTGCGACGTATGTAAACGCATATGATCAGAAGATGCAGATGAAACGGGAGAATATTGCAGACCGTGGAATCTGGACAGCAAAGAAGAGATATATTCTTAACGTATGGGATAGTGAAGGTGTCCGATATTCAGAACCTAAACTGAAGATTATGGGTATTGAGGCAGTCAAGTCATCTACACCTGCACCTTGTCGTAAGATGATTAAGGATGCTCTTAAGTTGATGATGAATGGAACTGAAGACGAGGTAATTGAGTTTATTGAAGACTCTCGAAAGAAGTTTAATAACATGCGACCAGAAGATATCGCATTCCCTCGTTCAGTGTCTGATGTGAAGAAACATAGGAATCATTCAACTATCTACGGTAAGGGTTCTCCTATTCATGTTCGTGGGGCACTTCTATATAATCATTATATTAAAGAGAAAGGTCTGACAAATAAGTATTCTTATATCAATAATGGTGAGAAGATTAAATTCATCTACCTTAAGACCCCAAACATTATTAGAGAAAATGTAATCTCGTTCATTTCAGATTTCCCTAGTGAGATTGGTCTTGACAGATACATTGACTATGACCTACAATTCAGCAAAGCATTCCTAGAGCCACTCAAGACTATTCTTGATGCTATTGGATGGCATGTTGAGAAAACTGTAAACCTTGATTCGTTTTTTGCCTGATGGACTTCCTACGCGATATTGTAAAAGAGATTGGAGATGAATACACACAACTTGCCTCAGACATCGAAGACTCAGAAACCTATGTGGACACGGGTTCTTACGTTCTTAATTCACTGGTCTCAGGTTCTATATTTGGGGGTGTTTCTGGGAATAAGATTACTGCCATTGCTGGTGAGTCTTCTACTGGGAAGACTTTCTTTAGTCTCGCTGTGGTTAAGAATTACATGGATAGTAATCCTGACGGTTATTGTCTGTACTTTGACACTGAGGCAGCAGTTAACAAATCTCTTCTTGCAAGTCGTGGCATTGACTTAGAACGATTGGTCGTTGTGAATGTCGTAACAATTGAACAGTTTAGACAGAAGGCACTTCAGGCTGTTGATATATATTTAAAAACACCAGAAGATCAACGTAAACCTTGTATGTTTGTGTTAGACTCTCTGGGTATGCTTTCTACAGAGAAAGAAATTAGAGATGCCCTTGATGATAAACAAGTTCGAGACATGACTAAATCTCAACTTGTCAAGGGTGCATTCAGGATGTTAACTTTGAAACTTGGTCAAGCAAACATTCCAATGATTGTTACCAATCATACCTACGATGTCATTGGCTCTTACGTTCCTACAAAGGAAATGGGTGGGGGTTGTTTAGTTGCGGGAACTAAGATACAAACAGAAAATGGTTCTATTCCTATTGAATCTATTCAAGTTGGTGACAAAGTGAGAACTATGTTTGGTTATTCATCAGTTACTGACACTTTCCATTTCACCGATAAAGATGTTTATGAATTGGAATTGGAAGATGGAGAAACTATTAGATGTTCTGGCGAACATAAGTTTTTAGTAGATACTGGAGATGGTTATGAATGGAAATCCGTTACTGAGTTATTACCTTCAGATACTATCAAATCTATGTGAAAGTTGGTTCTGGACTAAATAATAATAATTGAGTCCAGAACCTTGTTTTTATCCAATAAGTATACTGATTGTTATTTCCGTATTATTAATAAGGCAAATCTTAGGAAACTTCCTCAAATTACTGAATGTCATCATATTATACCTAAATCATTAGGTGGAGGAGAAGAACCAGAAAACAAAGTATATCTAACACCAAGAGAACATTTTGTCTGTCATCATCTTCTTCTGAAGATGTTAGAGGGAAAATCAAAACAGAAAATGTGTTATGCTTTTTATAGAATGAACTCCAGTAATAATGGAGTTAGGTGTGAAAATCTCAATTCTTATGATAGAATAAGAGAACACTACTCTCATCTCACTTCTGGAGTAAATAACCCATTTTATGGGAAGGGGCATTTTGGATATTCTAACCCAATGTCCAAACCTGAGGTTCGGGAGAAACATAAACAAATAGTTTCTTCACCTGAACATAGAAAGATGATGAGTGATAAAATGTCTGGTGAAAATAATCCATTTTACGGAAGAACTCATTCAGATGAAACCAAGAAACATCTTTCTGAGTTGGCGTCTCAGAGAACAGGTGAAAACTCTCCCCGTTATGGGAAGAAACACAGACGAGTTGTTTGTGAACACTGCCAAAAAGAAATTACTTACCCAATGTATAAGAGGTGGCATGGAACGAATTGTAAAGTCTATCAAGAAAATAAAGACTGAGGATGTTTATGACATCACAGTTGAAGGAGAACATCATTATATTCTTGGTAATGGTGTCGTGTCTCACAATTCTGGTCTCAAGTACGCTGCTAGCACTATCATCTATCTCAGTAAGAAGAAAGAAAAGGATGGAACGGAAATCGTTGGAAACCTTATCAAGGCAAAGACTGCTAAGTCGCGTTTAAGCAAGGAGAATAAAGATGTCACTATTCGTTTATTTTATGATCATAGGGGTCTTGATCGGTACTATGGTTTACTTGAGTTAGGAGAACTTGGTGGACTATGGAAGAATGTTGCCGGACGTTATGAGATGGACGGTAAGAAAGTCTATGCCAAGGCAATCCTGAAAGACCCCGAACAATACTTCACTCCTGAAGTGATGGAAAAACTGGATGAGATTGCTAAGGAAGAATTTAGTTATGGTTCATGAGATTTAATACTGAATTGAAATGAAACATTACTATATCTACATGATTAAATTTGAGGATGGAAGATTTTATATTGGAAGTCGTCAATCAAAAGTTCCTGCAAATGAAGATGTAAAGTATTGGGGTTCTCCTGTAACATATAAACATTTGTGGGAAGATACCTCTTTATCTAAAACTAAACATATATTAAAGGTATGTGATAGTTTTGAGGAAATGAGAGATATGGAATCGGAATTTATCAAAGATGCCTGGAAAAAATATGCCGATCTTTGTTTAAACAGAGTATCCACTCCAATCTTTCATCCTGATATTTCTAAAGCAGCAGCATCTCTTGGTGGGAAGAAAGCACTTGAAATGGGTGTTGGTATTCATGCTCTTACGCATGAACAACTTTCGGAACATGCAAAACAAAAGTTTATAAAAAATCCAAAATTAATTGAAGTAGCAAAAGAAACAGGTAAAAAATGTGCTGAACTTGAATTAGGTATTCACGCAGAATCATTTAAACCAAGAAGAAGTGAGATTAGTAAAAAAACTGGATTAAAGTTAAAAGAGGAGGGAAAGGGTATTTTTGGACTTACATCAGAAGAAAGAAGTAAATATTGTAGTATGGGAGCCAAAAAACTGGGAGACTTAAATGTAGAACTTGGTAGAGGAATTTGTAATCCTGATTTGCAAAAACACCGTAAAGAGTGGTGTTCTATTGGAGGAAAAACATCTCATAAAAAATTTAAGTTCGTATCTCCAGAAGGTAAAGTTTATGAGGGAACAAATTATACTCAGTGGTGTAGAGACATGGGATTTTCACCACATGGATTTTGTGCTCTAATTAATAATAGACAAAAAACTACAAATGGTGGATGGACTTTGGAAGAATGTCACAGGTCGATATGAAATTGACGGAAAGAAAGTCTATGCTAAGGCAATCTACAAAGACCCAGAAACATATTTCACCCCAGAGGTGATGGAACAATTAGATCAAATCGCACGGAGAGAGTTTAGTTATGGAGAAGGTTGAATTTCTTGTACTTAAGAATCTATTACATAATGAAGACTTCTTAAGAAAATGTAGTCCCTTTATCAAACCAGATTACTTCCAAGATACTAATCAACGTATTGTATTTGAGGAGATAACTGACTTCGTAAATCAGTATAATGATGTTCCAACTCAAGAGATTCTTTCTATTGAGATTGAGAAGAGAAGTGACATCAATGAGTCTAACTTCAAGGAGGTTACTCAACTCATCAGTTGTTTAGAAAACGAACCAACCGACCATGAATGGTTGTTAAATACCACTGAAAAGTGGTGTAGAGAACGTGCCATCTACTTGGCACTTATGGAATCGATTCAGATTGCAGACGGTCAGGACAATAAGAAGGCTCCTGACGCAATTCCATCTATTCTTTCTGATGCACTTGCTGTAAGTTTTGATAATCATGTAGGACATGATTATTTTTTAGACTACGAAGAGAGGTATGAGTCTTACCACAGAAAAGAGAATAGAATTCCATTCGACTTGGACTTCTTTAACAAGATTACAAAAGGTGGTCTACCTAATAAGACACTCAACATCGCTCTTGCTGGGACTGGTGTCGGCAAGTCTTTGTTTATGTGTCATATGGCTTCTTCTGTTCTTCTTACTGGTAAGAACGTATTGTATATTACTATGGAGATGGCTGAGGAGAAAATTGCTGAAAGAATCGACGCCAACCTTTTGAATGTAAATATTCAAGAAATAGGTGAACTTCCTAAACAGACTTTTGAGAAGAAGGTAACAAACCTCGCACAGAAGACTCAAGGAACTCTTATCATCAAAGAATATCCAACTGCAAGTGCACATAGTGGACACTTTACCGCCCTTCTCAATGAACTTGCTCTTAAGAAATCATTTCGACCTGACATTATTTTCATTGATTACCTTAATATTTGTGCTTCCTCTAGGTATAGGGGAGGCAGCAATGTCAATTCATATACGGTTATTAAGTCTATTGCTGAAGAACTTAGAGGATTGGCTTGTGAAGCAAACGTCCCTATCGTTTCTGCCACGCAGACCACTCGTTCTGGTTATGGTAGCTCTGACGTTGAGCTTACTGATACTAGTGAGTCCTTTGGTCTCCCTGCTACTGCTGATCTTATGTTTGCCCTTATTTCGACTGAAGAGCTCGAATCCTTGGGACAGATACTTGTAAAACAATTGAAGAACAGATACAACGATGGTAATGTCTACAAGAGATTTGTAATTGGTATTGACCGTGCTAAGATGAGACTATACGACTGTGAACAGACAGCACAGGATGACCTTCTTGACAATAAGAAGGAAGAGGAGTATAATAACGAGGACAGACCAAAGAAATCATTTGAGGGATTTAAGTTTTCATGAGTAAATTTGATTTGTTTAAATTTCGCAATTATAAAGAAAAAACAATTAGTTTTGAAGTTGACGTATTAGACGAAATTACAGATGGTGGTTTGCATGATAGATCCGTAAACTATCTTTTTTCAAGTACTGGTGCTGGAAAGACTTTGTTCCTGTGTCATGTTGCAGCTTCTGCTATGAGACAGAATAAAAATGTTCTTTTCATTACTGATGAATTACCTCAAGAGAAAATTTATGAAAGGATTCAAGCAAATCTTTTAAATGATACTATTTTAAATTTATATGATAAAGAAACATCTTTTTACGATAGTTTAAATCTACAATCTCTAAACACTCTTGGCAATCTTAGAGTTATTGACGACTATTATAATTACTCATCTTTTGTAGAATTTAGGAGTCAATGTGAACATAATATAAAAAATATCTTCTTTAAACCTGATATTATCCTTATTGATGTGTTTAGTAATTCTAATGATTTAGAAAGTGATTATATGTATCATAAAACTTGTATAGATTATAAAATACCTATTTTAGTTTCTGCAGTGACACCGAGGAAAAATCCAGTAGGGCCGATCATAAGAAAGATGAGTCTTGAGTCTTGTGCGTTAATGAGCTTTGGTATTGAAATTACAGATAGATCTATATCTTCTTATACAATAACACAAGTAAAAAATAGATATACCTCAGTAGATAAAAATCGAAGATTTACAATCGGCGTTGACTATGATAAAATGAAACTATACAATGCAGAACAATCTAAATTAGAATTATGAGTAAAGTAAACACTGATGCCTATCTTGAGTTTGTGAATGCCGTCACATCTCAACCCAGTAAAGATGCCGATGCCTTTGAGTATCGTATCCAAGAACTTCGTGGAGAAGGATTTGAAACACATCGTCTTCTTACTGCTGCTGTAGGAATGTCTGCTGAGGCAGGTGAGTTTACAGAAGTTGTGAAGAAGATTATCTTCCAGGGAAAACCAGTCACTGAAGAGAATCTGTTTCATATGAAGCGTGAACTTGGTGATATTATGTGGTATGTGGCACAGGCATGTATGGGACTCGACACTGACTTCGATGAAATTCTTTCAATGAATGTTGAGAAACTCAGTGCTCGTTATCCCGAAGGAACTTTTGATGTTCATTATTCT